TATTTCCCCAGTTGCAGCGCCAGTTGCCGTGCCTACGTTGATCCCCGCAGCGCAGTTGATGTCGCCAGCAAACGTGTTCGCCCCGCCGTCCTGGTCGATGAAGCCCGCCAATTCAAGCTCTCCAGTATCACCCTTGAAACCAAACTTCTTAACCATCGTCAGCGGATTGGGTCCTGCATCATCGTGGTATATCTCAAAGTTTCCACTTGAAGCAGATACATAGAAGCGAGCCATTATACTATCATAAGCAGTCGTCAGTGGTCGATAATGTCCACCAGCATCCCGATAAACATTCTCGCCTATATTAAAGCCAGATGCTGCTTGCTGGATGAAACCGTCTTTGTTAGCGTCCCCGCCGATGAACTTCGCATAGTCGCCCGCTGATGTGCCTAGTTCGAGGTTGCTAACTATATCAACATCGCCGTTAAATGCGATCCTCGTATCGCTTGCAGCGAAAACATCAGTGCCTTCCACCTCGAAATAGACCTCTCCGTCTCCTCCAACATACTGAAGAAGAGTATCCCCACCACTTCCATCAAACTTAATAATACCACTGTCAGGCACATAGACATTGGCGAATGTTGGGCTACTCGCCTGCTTCACCGCCTGATCAAGATAATCTGCAAACTGATAGCCATCCCAGAGATCAGCATTGAGATTTGTATTTACAGTTGTAGAGGAGATAGCAAAAGGTGATGTGCCAGTTGCTTGAGATGAGGTAACCCTGACAAACGTAGGACTAGCACCTGTCGTTACGCTCTGGTTTATGTAAGAGTGAGAAGCTCCCGATGCAGAGATATGATCGTAAGCGGATTTCCAGTCAGTCGAATCACTCGAATTGTTCGTGTCCGTAAATTCCACCGCCCTCGAATCATCGGGAAGGATCATTATATCGTTGTCAGTAACTAACGCCGTATTATCCCCCGACAAATCAATGTCCAGCGTCCTATCAGTATCGTCAGACGCAAATACCATGTGATTGTCAGGACTATTGGTAAGCGTCTCGAGCTCCGCAAACTGGAGCGTGTTGACGGCGAAAACATCAATCGCAAGATGTGTCGTCCAACTAGGCCAATCGTCCCCGTTTGTACCGAATAGATACAATTCGTTCCCTGTCCCCTGAACGCCAGCCCACGGCGCATCATAAAGCGTATCCCTCTGGACAGAGCAGTTGGTTATCAGAACATCACTATCCGAGCCGTAAAATTGACCCACATCGCCGCTGGTCTTAGACCAGAAATTACAACCGTAAAACTGGAGATCGAGATTGCTGCCGACATACAGCAATTCAGAGCCAGAGTCCTCGTCCTCTGCATAAAAAGAACAATAATTGAAAACTATTTTTAGATTTGTTGAACCGCTGGTCCCGTGAAAAGCAATCGTATCTCCGGCAAGGTACGAATTTGAGAATGTCATTGCGGTAGCAGAACTGGTAGAAACGAAAGCCGCCATTCCATCACTATCAACAGCCTGCGCATAAATGGCGCAATTCAGAACAGACGTTACGTTGCAATTACCAATATAAAGACCAGTAGGATCAGCTGCCGATGTATTGATAATCGTAAGATTTGATAAGGTAACCCCATCCGCCCCACTCGCAATACCTACAGCCGGATCTCCCCCTGCTTCTGCCGTGATGATAGTCCGGTTGGGATACCCGACAAGCAAAATGTTATCCTTATTTATGTTCAGCACTTCGCTATATGTGCCCGGATATATGATAATCGCCAGCTTCTCGGTATCCGTGCTTCGATAATCTTCAACGGCATTTATTGCCGCTTGTATCGTAGCAAAATCTCCCTTGCCGTCCTGAGAGACCTCGATCACCCTGTTCGGCAATACGACTTTCTTCCACACGCCGTTCTCGTTCAGGTAAAGCCCTTCAGTCCTATTAGAGCCGTCATCATAATAGAGCGATCCTTCGCCGTATGCTGTTTGTGTAGAACATCCGTCCAGTTTAAGAGTCTCTGGCAAGTGCAGGCTACTATTGTCATAGACCTCAAGCGTGGTCGTGGTCGCTCTGTACGGAGCAGCGGAAGGTTGTGCTATATCCACAATCCAGCCCTGTGTCGTTTGCCCGTAACCATTAATAACGAAGATGGTAAGCAAAAAGAGAATTAACAATATAGTTTTATTACGCATTCAACCACCCATCCATAAAAACTATCGCAGCCTTGTAGTCCCCGTTCGCCGTAAGTAGCACAGGGATATAGTCATCAACTTCCAACTTCGGTGTAACGTTCCCTGCCAAAGAGTTTGTTCCCTTGTGTGCAATCGGATATACGTTAACCGATGGCGTTCCGGTCTTTTCAACCAATGTGCAAGCAAAATAATCCGAAGAAATTGCGGTTATTTGCCCACGTTGCAAATTGCCATATACCGCAATGTTATGTATCTCCTTAAATTCATCCCACAATCTTCTATTTAATTCCTGTAGCGCTTCCCATATAAGTTTGATATGTCTGTCGGCATCCCTGATTTCTCTGATATTCAGCTCATGCGGGGTCATCAACCATTTAGGATATTTAGAAGCCATACTATAACCCCACTAATGCCAGTATTCCACCAATAAATCCAGCCACAGCCTTAATCACATCGTCTGATGTGGCATCCATGCGAGATGTCTCTATTTTCTTAATTTGTCCGTCAGCGTAATATTCGATTTCAACCGTATGCTTATCTCGGAGCGAGGTCGTTAAAACAAGATTATCATCCGAGTAATCCAGCGTGGTATGAGCGCATCCTATTAGTAATACCGTTATCGATAATACTGCTATTCTCATTTTAAGAACCCGTACCGCCCTAAGAGTATCTGAAGCTGCTCATCGTACTTCTCTTTATGAAACGTGGACTTCTCCGTGTCGTCCATGCCAAGCCAGACCCGATAGCATGTTCCCTCGATTATCGCCTCTCTGAAGCGGTTTGGCAACTCGATATTATCAATATCATCATCTTGGTAAGAGTAGTAAATAGTTAAAACTGTCTCAGCGGAAGGCGGAGGATGAATGAATATAGACGCACGACTGTAGCTACTGGTAGAATCTCTCGACACAGCACACCGAAGCGGCGTACTAGCAGTCGAGTTGATATTGCGAAAACTAACATACTCACGGAAAGTAACCATCTTGAGTTTGCTTGACGACCCGCTCCCTGATGCAACCCACACATCCACCATATCACTAAAATCAGTAGGCAAATTCGCACTGTGAGCACCCGCCGTTACCGTAACAGCAGCATCCTGAACAAGAAACGGCGCTCTGGTGCATATATCATAGAGCGTGCTCTCGATCTTACGAGTTATATCAGTCGTGTTATCTATCGCCCCCGCAGCACACGTCAAGTCTGTTCGGCTCGTTCTTTGCTTAACTTCCGTCAGTATATTGGCTTTCGTAATAGCCATATTAAAACCCCAAAAGAAAAATAGTGAGGCGGATACGGAACTTAATAACGGGTTGAGCTTTTAAGCAAAACCCTGTTCGTGTTAAACACACCTATTTGTTCAATCCGCCCCCGATTTGAAATCTCATTTTGCGATAACAAGCTTAGTTATCGTGTGCGTACAATGCCATCCACTCATCACCATCAGCATCTATACATTTAAGACAAAGCACGTCATTCTGACTCTCCTGAAGCGTGATGTTGCCTCCGATAGTCATAGACGTACCATCGTCAAAACGTATAGTATTCGACCCTGTTGTGTAACTCTTGATCACTATCTCCTGATTGAGCGCACCAGTAGTCGGATAAACACCCGTGATGCTCTGGTCTGAACTGAGTAGAATATAGTGTTTACCCTCTGCGCTGAAAGTGGTGGTGGGAGAGGTGATATCCACCTGATCCCATGCTGGAAAATCTACACAGTACTCATAATCTGGCAGAATGATCTGGTGTCTGCCCGCAGGCGTAATCCCCATCTCCTTGACTGCGCCCTGTGCCGAATAGACGATAATATCGTAACTGGTATTCTCTCCATAGAAGACAACATCGCTATCGGTAACATCATCCAATGTCGTCCCGATAGCCGTCTCAGCCCTATCGGCATACACAGTGGCGACCGTGCTGCCCGCTGTATAAACGTCAAAGTCGAGAGTGTCAGTTACTTTTTCACCATACTGATCTACTACACTGATATAGTAGGGTTTGAGATACATCGCCTGACCAAAGACAACCGTGGCTACGAACACCCCTCCGATAATCAACATCGGAAGGGCAATAGCAAAACGTTTCATAATACTATTCCTTTCTAAATGTGATTAGTCGGCTAGATATTGTGTATCCACGACTATAACTCCCTGATCTACACCGTTAAATTCCGGTTTACTAACAGCGACCTGGACACCTATTGCCACACCCCACTGATTACCATAGTCAAATGTATCAGTGTTATACGTTGGTTTCATACCGAACGCCTGCAATGTAGCCTGACGACCACAGAACAGCGCCCGGGCGCCATAATCACCGGAAGGAAGCGGATCAGCTGCATCCCACAGCTCGGAGGCTGTCGATCCGCCTGCCCCAAGCCTCGTCTCGATCTTCGCCCATTCGTGAATAATAACGCCATCGTGCATACCAAGCGCGCCAGTAAATATCGGGTTTGTCTCGCCTTTGATATTGGCATGTGCTTGTTCATTGTTCCACTGCCAATCTGCCTTGAGCGCCTTTGCCTGATAAGGTGAAACGAACATCACGAACCGCTCTTCTCCACCGATGACTATCGGGGCAATACACGGCTCGGTCGTAAGCGCTTTCCTCTTAACATGCTCGATCACAAGCGGTCCAAAATAGTTGTTAGCAGCAGTGCCGTGCATGTTCGCATCCGTATTACTGGTGTTACGATAAACCGTTCCTATCCCAGTCGTACCGAGAGCCTGCCCGCCTGCCCATTTACGAGTTGCAGTAGAGGGCGCATTCGCAGCCACGTTACCGTCTGAGGATGCAATCCCACTAAGAGCGGCGGTAGTATAGCCGTCAAGCTTGTGAGCCATCCATTGGGCAAGAGAAGGTTTTGCTCTCGACTTGAGAACAAAGGCAGGTCTTTTATCATCCAATTTTCCTGTGTTTCTTACAGCGTTACGAACCTGTTTTAGCGTAATATCGAAGTCGTAGAAGATCATCGCCTCTTCATTGCCTTCCATTGTGCTATCACCAGTTCTACCAGCGCTGCTCAGAGGAGCTTGCATATTGTAAACTACTTTATCCCCTTTTTCTTTCGCAAAGTCACCCTTGAGCTGAATTATTGCGTTCTCATCAGTCTCAATTCCTACCCCTCTCCTATCAGTAGCCTTGTCTTTTCCGATAAACTTAGAAAAGTAAGTTTTGAAACGACAGTACATGAAGAAATACGTTGACCATTGAGTTTTGCGTAACGCATGCCCAGTACCTATCAAAGTTTGAGCCATTTCTTATCTCCTTTGTATTATTTGTTCTGTATCTCTCTTATTTTGTCATCTTCAGGGTCTTCGCCCTGCATCAATTCTTTTTCAGCTAGCGCAAAACCATCAGCGCCCTTACTCGCTAAATCGAATAATTTCTCGAAGTCACTCTCCGGTTCTGGCTCGCCGGTACTCTGCCCGCCCGGAATGCTAGCGCTTTTCATCTGTTCCATAAATTTAGTATTGAGCGCAGATTCACGCACGTTCTTAAATTCAGGAACATAAGTGAGCGCCAGATCGTAAATATCCCGTGCTGGGTCATCAGATTCGGTGGCAACTTTGAAAAGCGCAGGGCGATTTGCCTGTAGCCAGAGTCCACCTTTTTGAATGATGGTCTGACCGTCAGGTATGCCCGCTACCTTGTTTTTAGAAAGTTCACTAAAGAGTTTTTCCACAGACTTGTTTTGCCTAATTATCTGCTCTTGTTGTTGGCGCTTCTCTTCTTCCTTTTTCATCTTGTCTTTTTCTTGCTCGATAGCCCCGCCAACCAAATCCTTAGCTCTAGCCAACGTGATGTAATCTTCATCTTCGCCTGAGTTAGCTTCTGCTGACTGCCTCTCGATCTCGCTAGACAACATCTCGTTCGATTGTCCTAAGTCCTGTACTTTCTCTCTTAAGCCCTGAACTTCCCTCATGAGTCCCTTAAAAGCTTCGGTCTGAGCAATTTGCTGATGGGTCAGTTTATCGGGATCGACCTTGCCGTAATCGACCTCCTGCGTTTTGTCGTCCCCGCCCTTGTCATCATTCTCAGTTCCGAGTTCGTTTGTGTTGAGTTCGCCTTCCATTTTGCCATCTCCTTAACGTTTTACGGGTGTTAGGAATCCCGTGTACGCTGCCTATTCGCTGGCAGAAGCGTTTATTTTATTTCGCACTTTAACCCAAGTGCGGTGGGGAAATAAAAAAGCCCTCCAAAGCGGTTCTACCCGCTCTAAAGGGCTGTTTTTTACAGTAATCCTTTTAGCTATATGTAACGATCTATAACAGTTGTGTTATACCATTAACGCTTTCCTCATTACCTTTATATATTTTCTTAATTTGTTTGGAGTATTAAATTTCTTATCAGAACATCTAACTGCTATCGTTCGGCTCAATACACCGTTGCTTTTAAAATATATTGCAATGTCATTACCGCAATCAAATTCTTGAGTACTGATATACTCTTCGCCGAACTCCTCTACGAAGATGTCATACACCCACTGGTATTCTTCAGGAATCTTCATCTTCTCCGTCCCGCCTTCCGAGTTTCAGTATAATGCTCTCATCCAAATTCACGTTACGGGGATTACCCCCCTGAAAATTAAACTTAACCGATCCATAAAGATTGGGGAACAACTTCGCAAGGTCATCCGCTATCTTAGATAATATCTCGTCTCTCTCGTGTTTCTTCATATTAAGGTTTTACCTCCACCGCTTTGGGTTTTGTTTTGTATTCTTCTCGTCTGAAGAGCTTCTTGTACTCGTCCGGCAGAGTTACTTCCATCCTGAACTCTGGCATCTGCAGCGTGGGATTGATTCTGTATATCATGTGCACGAGGGGTTCACCCTTCCAGAAAAACACAAATCTATCCTCAAATTCCCCGTAAACCCCATGCTTCTCGCACTCTTCCTGCGAAGGGATACCCCGTTCGAGAAAAGCAACAGTCTCTACGACCTTCGCCTCAAATTCTTCCAATAGGTCGTCCATCGTCATCCCTTGAGATGGGACAACATCTTTATCCACACCACCGAGTTTATCTCTCGGCATTATTATATTAGGAACTTTTAGCAACGGGTTTTTTCTCCTTATCTGCTTTTGCTTTCTCCCTATCTACCGCCATCTTTGCAAACGCAATATGCTCTTCTGATATGATCTTTTCACGTTCTATCTGAACATCCATATCAATCTCATACTTCTTAATCTCTAGCTTGCTCTGCTCAAGCTGCATATTCTCTTGACGTACCTTCTCCTCTCTTTGCCCTTGCGCTTGTATCTGCTCTAACATCCCTTCCTTATCTGGCAGATCAGACGCCGAGATTGCTATGGATGGGGGGATGAAGCCAGTCTGTGCCATTTTCATCAGGTTCTCGAAGTTCTCCATGCGTAGCGTAGGCGTAGTCGGCGCCTCCCCAATCTTAATACCGTAACGACCGCTCTTCCAATTTCTCAGTGGTTCGAGATCAATCTTGCCCGTTGGCTCTTCCGTTTCCGGGTCAGTCACCATAAATTCTTTAAGTTTCGCCTGTCCGATAACTTGGATAATCTCCTCGTCAGAATAGATATTTGTATTACGTATTATCTCAAATAAGAACTCGCCTAAACTCTCCTGAGTACGAGCGAAATTATCAAAGACCGTTGCGACTTGTGATAAACCCGCTTCCTGCCTGATTTGTCTAGCACGTCCACTCTCGTTCGCTTCTCTTGTTCCAAGAAGGTCGGTATTGATCCCCGAGATTCTAGGAATATCATTAGACGCTGCTTCACTTAAAAGAAAATGTCCTTGAGATAATTGGGCTGGCTCATCACGCTCAATAACACCACCATAGTCTGCCATATTCCAAACCATACCCGGCTTTGAACCGTATAACTCCAATTTTCTTAAAACCTCTGGAGTAATTGAAAACCCATCACGACCCACTTTGAGACCGGCATTGGCGTGCTGATTCAATAGATGAAGGGTCTGACTCCGACGTTTATTCAACTCTCTCTGCGGGTCTTTGATATTATCAAGAAGCCCTATGATCTCCCCGTCCGCCCAGTAGGCACAAAACCTGAAGAATGGATAGAGCGTTATTCCGTTCAGTGGATTTTTCTTATACTCTAACTCTATATCATTGCATAAAACACTCTTAAACAATACTTCTACCGGTCTTTCAAACCAACCGAGAAATGGGTTGTTTCCATTCTTAACCATCTCTTTGAGCTGTTTGATATTATCAGCTCTTTCAATTCTCTTGATCTCACCCGTTCTCGTGTCGAGAGCAAACGTCGCAAGCTCCCACTCTTTCCACCAGCACTCCTTAATGAGATATTTATCTTTCCCCTTGTCCTCAACAAGTTCTTCATCCCCATCATAATCTTCCGTGCCCTGCTCAAACTCGCTTTCATCAACACCTTCATCACGGTTCATGGTCTCTGGCAGGTCTTTCGCCTCAACTTTATACATAAGTTCGATTTGCTTTTTGTCATACCAAAAGAGTTTGAAAATGTACTTGCAACGATTCAGATTATACGACCTGTTGCTTTGGTCTTCTATTATATCAAACGGCGACTCCTTCTTTATCTCTATATCCCCATTCAGAGGATCGGAATTATAATTAATACTCGCGCTCAACCATCCCTTGCCGCCAACCAATCCATCGAGGAAAGAATCACTCTTCTCATAATTGCCGCGAGTCACATCCATTGTATATTTAATAAGTTCTGTGACCGCAGCCGCAATTGCTGCCGTTCCGCCTCGTCTTGGATAAAGACGAACATCACGCTTGTTCTGACGTTCATAGCCAGCGATTGCGTTGATTGTTGACAGACAACGATTTATCTGGAGAGCTGGTCGTCCCTGTTTTCTTAATTCTTCCTTAATATTTATTTCCCACTGTTCTATACCAGTGTAGAAACGAAAAGACTCCAGCATCTTTTTCTTGAAATCTCTTATCTGACCAACACAGAGCTTATACCACTCATTTATTTTCTCGATTCTTTGATCCTGAGTCTGAGCGCTCATTTTTCACCTTCCTGACAAGGCGTGGTTTTCCCGCGACAACAACTTGTGTTACATCTTCAGTTTCGGGATCGAGAGGTTCTTCTTCCTTATCACATTTTGCTTTTCTGTCCAATAGATAATCATAGCGCTTAGTAGCAACACTAAACCATTCCCTATCTTCTGGCACGATGGGGTTAAGTTGGTCTTTGCGTTTGATCTTCCCTTTTTCATCCTCTGCATAGAGTTGATCGAACAAAAGATGCAACTCAAGGTTTTCCCTTTGCGTAAAGATAATCTCTTTTTCTTTCTTAGAGGGTTTAGGAATCCCAGCTGATTGCTCAACTTGACTTTCCCACTGTTTTGTAAGGACTGCCAACCGATCCAGCGGTGTCGGATCGGCATCCTTTCTAGGTGTGCTGTCCTTTTTGAGTAACTTGTTCTCCAGATCCACCATTTCGGCGATTTCTTGCTTTGACAACATGATCTTTCCCCTTTTCATTTAAATATTTTATATCGTCATCGTAAAAACGAAGACGTGTGAACGTGTAATCGTTCGTATAGCGTATGAACTGATCAAGGATATTCAATCTCTTCCGCCTTGAGCGCACTTTTTCAACTTCTGGACATCTTCCTCAATCTCTTTGATTCTCTTACTTCTTTTCATCATTTACCGCCTTTCAGCTTTTGATTTTCAATCAAACCAGTCTTTGCCAAAAATCGCCCAACAACCAACGAGAAAAACGCATACGATAATTACCAGTCTTACAACATCGTAGGCATCACGCATCTCCTACATCCCCATCCACGCAAGATTTCCACTTTCCTTCAGGCGATTCTCACGCCAACGACCATATTCTTGAGATCGGTAACTATCTCGCTCCTCGTCCGCCACAGCAAACCGTAACCCATACAATCCCATTATATAAGCAGTCGCCCTATCCAAACTCTTCCCCGACATTCGTCTCCTGATCTTTTTGTTATCCTCTATCAAAACACGTCCGTTCCTTAACTCGAACATCGGGGTCGTAAGTTGCATCTTGAGTTTTTCGTAAGAATCCTCCGACATCGCTTCCGGTTTCCTGAACTCAATTTCACCCTCAGCAAACTTTTGCCCGCCATCCCACCACATCTCAGCCCTGATATTGTAATAACGTTCCTTGTTCTGCGCCTCGCCAGCAGCCTCAATATTATGTACCTCGTTACCCATCTCCCTTAATCGTGCTGCTATCGGACCGCCCATACCGACCGAATCGATGACATATAAGGGCTTACGTCCATTAACCTTGAATTGTTCGCCAAACACATGCGCCATATTCGCCGTATATATACCGTCTCGTTGTCCAAAGATCAGTTCCTTTTTAACAAGAGAGTTCTCCATATAATACATGACGGTCTCATCAATACCTTCGCCCGCAGGGTCTATTGCAATCACCCTACTCGTTTTTACAGAGCAAAACGTAACCTTCTCCGCCTGTCTTATCCACATATCCTTAACAAGAACGTTCCCACCCTCAAGCGCATCCCAACTACCGTACAGAAACGCTTCCAGCATCTCTGGTCTATGCGAGAAAGCGTCATTTAACTTATCGAAGTACTCTGGCGGTAAATGTGGATTATCTGCCGGCAACGATTGAACAAATTTCTTATTCCTGTTCTCCTTCTGTATAAACTCACTTCTAAGCCAGCCAGGAGCAGGATTAGCCGTGAGTAACCCCTTACGCTCAACATTGCGACCGTTGATTTTAAGACGCATAGCACCCCGCAACAGCGAGATTTCGTCTCTCGTGATCTCCTCAGCCTGATCTATAAAGAAATAGGCATACTCCGCACTATTGAACTTGTTTATCGTCTCTTGTCTATCAAAGCCTCCGTAATCGATCTTAACCTTGTCTGCAATAATTATTTCTTGGTCATGTGTACGGATAGTATATGCCCACTCGGGGATAAGCCGCTTCCACGTCTCCAATGTACTACGAGTAAAGTCAACCCCTTGTTTCCTACCCATAAACCCGATACTGAGAGGATATTTCTGAGGTTTGAGTTTAAACTTCTCGATAATATCAGCGCACTTATCAAACATCCAAAGACATCCGAATACTGTTTTCCCTCCACCTTTAGCCCCGCCATACAGAACTTCCCATACACCCTTTTGAGCCAACACACGCTCAGCCTGTTGCTGACGAGCGGTCAAGGTAATATGCGCAAACCCCTCTTTGTCCGTATATAAAGAATTATCGTTTATTAGTACACCCCACAATCCATTAAAGGCAAATCGTCTATAATCCGTTTTATCTCCTTAGCGTCTCTCACAACCAGACACTCCTCATTACCCTCTAAAACCGCTATACCGCTCATCCCAGGATTGATCCCGACTAATCTTTTTGCCTCATAATTCGCCGTATAATAATCTTTTATCATCCGTTCCAAAAACCATATCCGATGATGCGCTAACTTTAACGATTCCCGCATCGAACTGTTTCGCTTCGCCATCCTTACTCCCCCTTTTTAGAGTTCTTCCGCTCCCGCACCTTCTTGACCTCGTTGTCTAAGAACCGTATCTTCCCAAAATCATTGTGCAATAAACCCAAAACGAACTTCTTCTTCCCGACCGACATCTCATCCCACAACTTCGCTATCGCCCGCAGACGCTCCTCAGTCGGTATCTCGTCCCCGTATGCCGTGTCCTCGTACATTATATCTCCAGAGTAGGCAGAGGCGCCCCGAAAGACGCCCCGCATCCCAAGTCTAAGACAAGGGAGAGATTACTCTATTTTGTGGTAAAAATTTGTTAAGTATCTCCATCTCTTTCTCTTCTATCCACCTGAGCTTTTCACAACCTGGCTCAATCTTCATACTTCGCTTTCTCATCTTCATGATTTCTGCTAAAATTCCAACAGCCACACCCATTAAAAAATAAACAACCAGAAGCGTCTCTACGCTCATCTCACTTCTCCAGCACCACATACACGTATGGCGTCTGCCCCTTGCTATACGGCTTCTGCCAGTGGAACTTGCGCTTTTTCTTCGCTACCCCTAAATGCTTTACTACCAACCACCACAACATCCACGCGGGCATCACTACTATGAACATTCTCTAAAGCCATATCCCTCTCCTTCTTAGGTCTTGGATTTACTATGCTCACTCTCCAGGTGATGCTACCTCTACAGTACACTTCACATGCACCCTATCACCGTAATATTTCTCTAATATCTCCGCTATATCCACCCCCACCTCCACAGCCCCCATACATTCCTCAGAATACTTACTAAGCCGTACGAGATACTTCTCATCATCCCCCAATAAACCGTCGGGACTTAATGGCACATCTACGCTGATGTTGTTAAACCTCATATCGAACTCCTTGTTCTTAGATTCACTGCGTCCGTACACCTTATAGGGATTGTATATAGTCGCCCGCCCCCCGTCGGCCCCGAGCTACCCCCCCCCTATCGTCCTCATGCCTGCGGTACGCCTGCGGTTGCGGTCAATCAGGGATGTTCGTAAAACCTTTGTTTGTCGAACCATTGCTAGTTATCCTCAACAGTATCAGTACTTTGGGGTAATGCCTTATCACCATTATTGCGAACTTGCGGCGCTTCCGCCGGCGCCGCCGTCTCTGTCCTGTGGATGATCAGCGCTCTGTGCTCCTCAACGCGCTTGACTTCGTGCTTATCCCTGTATCCGTGGTTATTCTTCAAGCATAACTCTGCCACTCTGCCTGCATGCCGTCCTAAGTCCTTGTTTGTCATACTTGCGCGAAGTAGTCTAAGCTCACAAATTTCTTTAGCACGCGCGAAAGCGTCCGAGAACTCTTTACTC